GACGTGTCCGGCTGGCAGGACGCTAACGTGACCTGCACCGCCAGCTACGACTTCGCCGTAGTCAAGGTGTCCCAGGGTGTAGGCTTCGAGAACTCCAGTTGGCGCACGCAGGCCAAGTGCGTGACAGACCGGGGCAAGAGCCTCGGCCTGTACCACTACGCCGGCGGCAACAACGCCGAGGCCGAGGCCGACTACTTCGTCGGCCGGGCGAGGGACTACATCGGCAGGGCCGTGCTCGTGCTCGACTGGGAGTCCTATCAGAACGCCCAGTGGGGCAATTCCGACTGGGTTCGCCGGTTCGTCCAGCGCGTCCACACGCTCACCGGCGTATGGCCGATGGTGTACGTGCAGGCCAGCGCGCTGGGCCAGATACCCGGCGACGTGCGCGCCAACTGCGGCCTGTGGGTCGCCCAGTACGCCAGCAACGCGCCCACCGGCTACCAGAGCCGACCGTGGAACTACGCGATCTACGGCGAGGCCATGCGCCAGTACACCTCCAACGGATGGATCAGCGGCTACAACGGGCCGCTCGACCTCAACTACTTCCGAGGCGACGCATCCCAGTGGCAGGCCTACGCCAACCCCGCCGGCGCAGCCAAGCCCGTAACCCCGCCGCCGACCGAGAAGCCGCCGACCCAGACCATCGACCTACAGGCACTCGCAACCGCCACGATCCGTGGCGACTACGGCAACGGCCAGCAGCGCCGCGACGCGCTCGGCGCGAACTACGACAAGGTAATGGCGATAGTCAACCAGCGCCTCGGCTCCGCGACCGTAGCGACGCAGCAGACCACGCAGGCCAACACGACCCGCGTGACCGTCCGCTCTGGTGACACCATGAGCGGCATCGCCTCGCGCACAGGCCTGTGGCCGCTGTCCAGGTGGAGCGTGCCAAGCGGCAACCTCAACCTGATCTATCCCGGTCAGGTCGTCACCTACAACGGCGGCGGCAGCGTCGCCACCGGCAGCAACGCCCCACCGGCCACCCGCACCGTGACCGTGCGCAGCGGCGACACCCTCAGCGGCATCGCCGCCCGCCTCGGCATCGGCTACACGCAGCTCACCGGCTATCGCAGCGGCAACCCCAACGTGATCTACCCCGGCGAAGTGCTGCACTACTGAACTACTGAGAACCCGAACCCAACCTGGGAATCCTGCACCTTGGCCGGGCGGGGTTCCTAGGTTCCAAATCACAGAATCGAGGACAATATGACCGACGAAAACACCGACCCCCAGACCGCCGGCACGGAGCCGACCGTGCCCGATTGGCTGCTGCCGAACCGAGCCTATGACGTGCTCAAATGGGTCGCGCTGATCGTGCTGCCGGCCATCGGCGTGCTCGTGCAGACCCTCGGCCCCGTATGGGGCTGGACGTGGGCCGATCCGGCCGCGACGACCATCAACGCCGTCGCCCTGACCATCGGCGCCGTCATCGGCGCAAGCACCCTCAAGGCCCGCGTATCCAAGGCCTGACATAACAAAGCCCCCGAACCTACCGCACTCACGGTATGGCTCGGGGGCTTTTCGTCGTTTAAGGGCTAGGCGTGGATCGTTTCGCGGCGTCGCGTGGTGCGCAGGCGGTCGGCGATCCATGTGTTGACGACGGCGTTGCGGCTGATCGCCAGATCGGCGGCCTCCTCGTCCAGTTCGCCGACCATCCATGCGGGCATCGTGAGCGTGATGCGCTTCTCCAGCGGGGGGTGATGTTCGACCACGGGATTGCTCATGTCCACGTAGTCGAGGATGTCGTCGCCGTTGTCGAACATCTCCTCAAGCTGGTCGCTGGTGATCGCCTTGGCGTCGGGCTTAGTCTTGGCTGTCATAGTATGCCTCCTCGTTCTTGCGTGATCTGCGCACGGATATGATGCGGATGCGTTTGCCGCGCTTGGTGGTGATCGCCGTCCAATGCTTGCCGTCGATCATGCCGAGCACGATGTAGCGCACGTCGTCGTTGCCGGGATTGGGAGCGGTCAGCGTCACCGTCTTTGAGTTGTCCCACATGCGCTGGGCCGCCTCGAAGTCGATGCCATGCTTGGCGAGGTTCTTCGCGCTCTTCGCCGGATCGTATTCAAACTCCATCAAACCTCCTAATACGTCTATTATACATCAATATGACATCAATACAACATCATGCGGCGAGGTGCGTGGCTTCCACTGCGGCGCGCAGGCGGTCGTCGGGCATGGCGATGTACCGCTGCGTGGTCTCGACCGAGGCGTGGCCTAGGAGCTTGGAGACGAGCAGCAGGTCTCGTGTGGCGGCGTAGGTCGTTGTCGCGTACCTGTGGTGCAGGCTGTGCGCCGTCCATCCGTCGCCCAAGAGGTCGCTCAGGTGTCGGCCGACGTAGGATGATTCGACGTGGCCGCTCTTGACTTGGGGGCCGCAGTCCGGCCCGGGCCTGATCGCCACGCGTGACTTCTCCGAAGTGTTCGCGCTCGGCCATTGGGAGTACGGCAAGTACACGCTCGCCGAAGAATACGAGCGCGATATGGCCAAGGGCATGACCAACGTGCCCTTCCCGAAGAACTACTTCCCGCATGACGATCCGAAGCTGGAACCGTTGTTCGCCTGGCGCGCCCACGCCAATCTGCTGTGGCGCAACTGGCTCAACTGGGTGTACCAGACCACGCCGTATGACCTGACCGAGGTGCCGCAGCTCAGGGCTGAGAAGAAGCTCGGTACTGATCGTTCGATTCGGCATGAGCCGGGCGGGCCGCGCCAGGATGATTTCAAGCCGTTTGTGCATGACGGGTATGGGGTGATTCAGGGCTGAGCTTACGATCTCCCCTCAGTCGCCTACGACGACAGCTCCCCTCGACGGGGAGCTCCTTTGCTTCTCCTTCACGGCTCGGCCCATCAGAGGGAGCTACTGTTGGAGGTTGCGTTCGTAGCGTGGACGGTTGTTCGTCCACGATGTGGACGGCTTGATGAACGTAATGCCACACATCCGCGTAATGCGACCAATAGTGCACAACGTTCGCGAAACGCCCGGGAAAACCTTGCAGCAGTAGGGATTTCAGGAGACTCGCCGGTATAATATTGACATTGTCTAGACGCAGGCAAATAATCACTCTTCAGTCATTCGGAGCCGAATGCCCAGCGCAGACTCCGTGTCCATGCCCGGCAGACTCCACACCGAGGAGACAAAAAAAGACGAAAGTAACAAGCACGTCACATTTGCCTGCCCGGTGGGTTTAAACTGACATCTGACATTGAAGAAGCAGGAGGCGTGATATGGTCGGTTCGCTCAGCGCAGGATTGCTGTTGGCTGACGAGGCAGGCGCTCATCTGCCCTCGGTTGATGACTTCCTTCCCCCGGAGATTCTGTTCCAGGGAACTCCGTTTGCCATCAACCGCATTATTTTGATTCGTATCGTGGCAACCATCGTGCTGTTGGTGGTGCTCGGCGTGACCGCAAAGCGCGCCAAGCTCATCCCCGGCCGTTGGCAGGGCGTAGTCGAGTACGGTCTCGACTTCGTGCGCGACAAGGTCGTGTATGACGTGATGGGTGAGGCCCGTGGCAAGCGCTACGTGCCGATGAGCACCACCCTGTTCTTCACGATCTTCATTTTCAACCTGTGCGGCATCATTCCAGGTATGAACATGGCGGCCAAGGCGCTCGCCGACTTCTTCAACACCAGTGTTGACTACCTCATGGGTCGCACCCTTGACCCGTGGCCGGCGGACAACCCCCAACCGGAAGAGGCGGCGAAATGAGCAAGTCCAATTGTGAACCTGCGTTGCTGTCCTCTCTGGAGACGTTGCAGCACAATCTTCAAGACGCCGGCATGCTGCGCATGAAAGCGTCCCTGTATTCAGAGACTGCCGTGCGCGAGGCACTGGGGGACTCCGAATACAGGCGAATCTCGGAGAAGCTGGACAGGCGTGCGCTTCTGGCACAGCTCGACGCGGTGTCCCTGTTTCTCCTACAAGTCCTTGGTCTTGTTTCGGTCGGTGAGGGCGATGGCGATCTGCTGAGCGCCGAAGCCGATGTAATGAACGGCGCGGGCGAGTTTCCTCACCTCTTCGCTTTCTGCATGATCCCGGAGCCAAGCGGCGCTACTGGTTCCGACACGGAGATTGTCGAGCGCTTCGTTAAGCGCCTCTCGTTGTGTCTGCATTGAAAATTCTCCCTTTCCCCGCGTCGTGCGGATTTTTGGTTGGCACCTCAAGCCTACCGGCACGGGGAAAGGGCCTTATCCTCTGAAA